TAGAACTTATCCGCTATATCATTAAGTTCGGCTTCTACCCAACTAACCAACTTTGGATTATATATTTCATCCCCAGTAATACCGTAAATTAGTGCCTCTGCCCAGTCTTTCAAATTCGGTTCAGTTCTCATTATAGTTCTCCTACATAAACGCCATCATTAAGATAGATACCCAAGTTAACCACATTCCAATTATCATTTTTTATCCTCCTCAAATAAACTTCTCAACACAGGATATACATCGGATTCCTGCGTCACATGCCTAGCTTGTAAGTTCTTATGTGAACTAGCTATGGTTTGATACAAATGCATCAAGTCTTTAACTTCATACTTAATTTTCATGTCCCTTCTTCGTCGGTCTTCTGTTTGTATGTACGCGAAGTATTGGACTTTACCTAGCAACTGCTCTAATAGTGTAGCACTCAGTTCTTCATCCCCACCCCAGTTGTCCCCGTCAGAAGCTTGGGAGATATACACGTTAGTAGTAGATAAGTCGATTCTCTTGTCAATAATGTTATTAACCAACTCCAAGCCAGAACTAACGATAGTTCCTCCAGACTCCTGTCCATGGAAAAACTCATGTTCGGTTACTTCTTTCGCTTCCTGTGTGTGACTAACAAAGATGACATCTACTGTTTTGTATACTTTGTGTAAAAATAAGTACAATAGCAAGAAGAACTTTTTAGCCAACGTTTTTTCAAACTCTTCCATCGACCCAGATACGTCCATTAGACATATCATTGTAGCTTGCCTAATAGGGAAAGGTTGTTTAGTAAAGTGTTTGTATCTAAGGTCAATATCATCTAAGTAGCGTTGTTGTTTAATTCCTGTCCCACTACATTTCCAACATGGACCTTCTTCTGGTACATTCCCGTTGCAGAACTCACAATCTTTTTTAGTAGCTATTCTTCTGGCCATTCCTTGCTTAAGAGTTTTAACTAAATCAAGTCTAGGTGGTATACCATCTTTAGAGTAACCGGTTCTCTTCCATTTAGTCTTTGTAGAACCTTTCAGCGACTCTTTAATAAAATCAGGTAGACACATGTCGTTAAAGTATAAGTCTAAAAACTCTTCCTTAGTTAGAGTGAATGTAAAGTCATCTGTGCCTTCCCCCTCTTCGCTTCCCTCTGTTCCCTGTCCTTCTCCTTCCTCTGGGCGATAAATTTTATCCCCGATGGATTTGTTCTTGTTACCTGGGAATACTAGGTCGCGCTCACCTGTTGATAAGTCAAAATTAAAATTAGGTTCATGGATAGAGTCTTTATCTACAGTAACTTTCCGGTCCTTAAGCACATCAGTTATACCCTTATCAGAGGATATTTTTTCTACTGACCGCTTTATATGTCCTTTATATCGCTTGAGGAACTTTTGACGGTTCCCCACTGATTTATTCTTCCCTGCTTTGCGCTTATCTGTAATTGTCATTCTATACTCCTGCTTTTATAGAACCCGTCTCCCTTGAGAATGAACATCCCTCCAGTACTCATCTGCTTTTCTAAAGATTTCTTTTTACACTTAGGGCATTTAACCAGAGGCTCATCAGAAAATTTCTGAATCGCCTCTAGGTTGTGGCCACAATTTGTACAAACGTACTCATAAATTGGCATGGTATTCTCCTACGAGTTGACAACTCTCATGTGCCATTCTACTATACGACGCACCTGTCTTTCAGTATAGCCTAACTCTATCATCCTAGCAACGAACGCCTCATGTTTACTGGCATCTTCTTTGTTCCCCTTGCCTGTAAAGCTGATTACTGGAAGCAAGTCTTGAGTTTTAGAAAACATAGTAGCTTGAATAACTCGTCTTAGTTTCTCATATGCTGTCCATGCTGGATTCTTGCCGTCATTTCTAGCTTGATATCTAAGAGCAAAATTAACTACCTCATGACGGAAGTCTTTCGGGTTTGCTATTTCTGCTGGTTTTTCTAGTTTCTCTAACTCTTTGTTCAACAGCTCTCTATTGAACATTTGTCCTGTGTCAACGTCTCTATAGTCATTATCTTGTACCCAATGGTCCGCGAATACAATATATCTGTCAAATAGAGATTGTCCATATTCATCATAGCTGTCAAGATATGCTGTTTGAATGTCTTGGCCTACCTTCTGAGCGTAAAACGGTGCCAAATACTCTTTAATGTAATCTAAGTACTCTGTCTGTGTTTCCTGTGGCAATCTACTATTTAGTACAGTCTTTTCTAGTACGTATAACAAATGTACTGGGTCGGCTGCTATTTCGTCGTGATCGAAGTTATACACCTCAGCAAGCACTTTATATGCGAGTCGAGTGGATACTCCGCTGAACCCCTCATCGGCACTAGCTCCGTCTTTGTATTCTTGGAAGCTTTTCGCTTTTGAGTCTTTTTCTTTAACGTTCTCCCCGTTATATACTCTCATCTTAGTTACAACGCTTGAGTTCTCTGGCTCTTCTAATCGAGTTAGAACACTGAACTGAGCTAACAATTCAAGAGTATACGGAGCTGTAGGAGCATCTTTTAGCGTACTACTACTAAGTAGCTTCTGATAAATCTTTTTCTCTTCATCTACTTGTAAGCAATACGGTACTTCTACAATGTACACCCTGTCCAAAAACGCTTCATTGTTACGATTGTTCTTGAAAGTATCCCATTCTGATTCATTGCTGTGTGCTACGATTACGCCTTGGAACGGAATAGCTGATATAGCTTCAGTACCTTTGTAGTTCTTCTCTTGAGTTGCTGTCAACAACGGATGCAACATCTTGATAGGAGCTTTAAACATCTCAACGAACTCTAACATTCCCTGATTAGATAGACACAGCCCCCCGCAATAACTGTATGCATCTGGGTCACTCTGGCTATAATGTTCAAGCTTTCTAATGTCAACTTTCCCAACAAGTGCGGAGATATCCTGATTGTTCTCATCTCCTGGCTCAGTTTTTGAGATTGCGACTTGTTCAAGCTGACTAGGCATTCTTTTAATGACTGTAAATCGTGACAAATCACCTTTATACTCCTTCAATCTCTTAGTAGCCCACGGGCTAGGAATTACTATGTTGCTCTTATTAATGTTCAGGCCTGCACTTTTTAGTACGTCCACTCCACACACGCTTAAAGGAGACTCATTGATGGGGCTTGGATTGCCCTCATGGTCTGCTAGTATATAAATAGGTGCCTTCTCCATAAGAGACTTTAGTCTCTCCACAAGCGAACTCTTTGCAGAACCCACTGGGCCGAGCAGATAGAGAATTTGCCTAGACTCTTCTAGATTCTGTGCAGCATGTTGGAAGAATGAAACTATCCTAGCTACTACGTCTTCTAGTCCATAAAAATCTTCGAACTCTTTATATCTTCTGATAGTTCGATTACCAAATATTCTACTAAGCTTGGGGTTTTTAGAAGTGTCTATCTTCTCCGGTTCCCCAATTGCTTTTAACATCCGGGTGGCAGGTGAATCGTACACTGAAGAATCCTTTTTTGCTAACTTTAGATACTCTTCAAGTGACATCTTTTCAATATTGTATTCCGCCAGTTGTAATTTCATCATATCCCCTTAAAGATCTATGTATTTTATTTGCGGCCCTTATTCCTTCTTGTAAGGCTGCTTCTAGTGAACAGTTATTTACTAGCATTCCTAAAGAATGTATGTATGCTTCTTGTATACACTCTTCTTTATATCTCCCTGCAAATTTAGAAAAATATGTAGAGAAGAAAGCTTTGTACGTCTTATTAAAAAACTCTATCCTTAACTCTTTGTCTCTTTTGTTTATCAGTAACTCATTTAAAAACTCTCGGATTCTTTTTTCTGGCTTTTCCCCGCAGGATAGGTTCATAATAATATTGACGTCTTGGTCAGTTACCATGTCGTCTGTGTAGCTTTTTTATATTAGATTCTAATAAGCCAGATATAGAGAATCCATATTTATTTGCTAACGCAGTCGTGTAAAAATAAACGTCCCCCAATTCTTCTCTTAGTTGCTCAATATCTAGTGGTTGAGACTTGTAGCTAGCTTTCTGAAAAATTGAGCATACTTCCCCCACTTCCGCAGCTAGTCCGGCAACTAAGTGAATGTCTTCTTTATTCTTTAACAGTCCTTCTACTTCTAACTCATAGTTCATTTTTGTCCTCCGGATGTTTAATGCCTCGTTTATGTCTTATATATAGTATAGCTGCTGATGAGATTAAATGCAACAAATGTGGTAAATCTGACTCGTCATCTTTAGCCCCCACATCCATATAGCACTTTGCAGCATGTCCTAATATACTCTTCCCTCTAACTTCTAATTGGCATTTGTTCCCCTCGAGTAATAAAAAGTTTGGGGTATTTTCCTCGTCGGGGTGCTTCTTAGCACCAAAATCGAACACCTGCATAGTGTCGTCTATTACTTCTGTTAGTGCCTGTAATATTTGGTCTCTGCAAGTTAGTTTACCCTTTATTGAGCAGTGACATTTATTCATTTTACACTATCCTTCAACGCTTTTATCGCGTTGTCGAAGTTGGGGTTATTTAGTACGCTACTAATCATGTCCAAGTCGCTGCCTTGAACAATGTCTGCTAAGTTATAATAATAAATGAATTGCTGATAGATATACTTAGGGTTACCACTCTCTCCTTTAGCTATTGAGTCGTTAACTGCAAGATTAAATGCTTGCCCTTTTCTGATTTTACTTTCTTGACTTTCCATTATTTTTCTCCACAGTTAATATTAAGTTCATCATACCTATAGCTATTTTCCGGGTGGTCTTGTCCTAATGCATTTCCTGATTCTTCTTTCCATCTTTTGTATATGTTTCTACCTTTGCACACATCGTATCCCGCTTTCATCATATATACTGCTCCCATTTTATCTGCGTTAGCTTCTAATACGGATATCTGGCTTGCCGTTGAAGTTTCTGGCCAATTACTCAGATGCCCTAGCATCCCGTGAGCTATCTCGTGCCCTAATACTAAAGCTACCTCGTCCCAAGACTCAGCATTATTTATTAGCCCTCTATATATGACTATCTTTTTGCCGTCATTATACGCATTGTCTATCAACTCTTCAGAAATTACTAACTGTAATGCATCTTGAGACTGACCTGTATTTACTATTAATTTATTATATATTTCCTTTATCTTTCTGTCTTGTGCTTCTCGCGTAAAATATTGGTAGTAAACTCCTATTGATCCAAATAATAGTACACTTCCCACTAATGCTCCTATTAACATTTTTCTCATATAATCCTCTCACATCCCATGGCAAGCAACAGCTTAACCTTCTGTTTGACTTTAGAGTTCACTCGAAATGTTGGTTTCGTTTTAAATCTTTCTGCCTCCTCTTGTAGTATAGAACACAAAGAATCATCTTTCCAGATTTTGAACACCGAAATTGGCCAGTTAATCTCTGAAGTGTGTTGGGTTAAGTCCGTGCTCATGATAGATATGTACCCATAATCTGCTTCTAAATCGTCTACACACATTTGTTGAATAATATTCTGAATCATATATTTACTTGGTGGAACCGCCCCGTATTTAATGAATGTTTTCGGTCGGGTAGTTTTACATTCTAATAGAATTTTTCTATCTTGGTGTGCGTCCGGAGTTGCTCCAAAATGGCCGTTCGTATAGAACTCTTTTGTACCGTCTGATGTTTCATAAATTTCAAATTTAGTCCCAAGAACAATGTTAGTTAGGTTGGCTACTACTGGTTCTAATAGCTGGCCTACCAATGTGAATGCATTGCCTGTGAACGCCGCTGGCTCCTTAATAGCCTTTGGGCTGGAATAAGGGTCAGCACCTACGAGTACCGCCGCCTCGCTAGCTGTTATGTAATTTTTCCTTATAGCTAACCAGTCTGATTCTGTTTTTAGTATGTGCTTCATTTTGCGTCCAACCACATTGTCTTGTTATAAAACCCGTCTGCTTTCTGCCAGTAATCTGACACAGACGCCTCCACAGCTATTCTAACACTAGGTAATTGTTTCTGCATCTCTTCCATCATAATGTTAGCTACACCATCTAATTGGTCATAACAATCTTCTCTTACTTCTCCTACCACTTCATCATGAATAAAGGCTTGTGGTATAACATCTGGATGGTTCCAATACGTTCTAATCATTTTGTTCATGGCCATTTGAGCGCCTTGTGCACTAGGAGATTGCATTAGGTAGCCGTTACAGATTGCCGTATATGTACAATTGTCTCTGACGAAATCCCCTACTTGGTATCTATACAGTGGTTCTTCTTCCCATTCGTCAAATTCGTTTTTAATCCATCTGTTCTTACCGTTCAGAAAACGTTTATGTTCTTCTTTAAGAAACTGCTCTAATTCTGGATAAAGTTCGAATACGAAACGTTTAATGTTAACGATTTCATCCTGTACTAAAGCGTATTCATTTTTACTTAAACGCTTAATTCTTAAGTCACTAGAGCCTAGGTTGTATAAATAGTACTGTAATTCCCTCTTGCTGTACGATTTTTCTAACACTTGATAGTACGTTTTAACTCCCTTACTCCACATTGACCCCCGAATGGTATCGTATCCCATACCCCCAGGCAGCCCTAGGCTTACTTCTTTTGCTTTGTCTCTATCCTCTTTATAGTCTTTCTTAAAGTCTTCATAGTACTCTATCTTCTTCATTCTGGCAGCTAAAATAGAGTGAGGGTCGGTCGGTCTATCCCCCTGATTTAATAGGTTTCTCAAATTAGAATACCCTAGCAAAGAATACAATTGGTGTGCAACTGCTCTTAATTCTAAAGCACCGTAGTCGATTGAGAATATCTTAAATCCAGGTCTTGGCATAAAACAATTCCGTACATCGTACGTTACGTTCTCTACCTTCCTTGGCATTTGTTGAATGTTTACTGAGTCAAAGAGTTTAGACCCATTACTCGACGTCCTTCCACTATTTTTATCTGTAGAGTATTGTGAGTAAATCTTTTCCGCACCTCTTAAACGAGATAAATACGCAGTTAATATTTTTTCATACTTAGCTACCGTTGAAAAAGCTCTTAACACGGGGTCATCTATTTGAACTAAGTAAGCGTCGATTGATTCGCCCGCCATTGAGGTATTGCCTTTGTCAGTATACTGAAGTACTATCCCTAATCCTTCTACATATTCTTTAAGTTTCTTAGTTTGTTTTCTAGGTTGTTTTTGATTAACAATATAGTCACAAAACCCCTCTTTAACTAAGAATTCATATTGAGGGGTAAGGAACCCCCAGATTTCCTCTTCTAGTTTCTGGACCCGTTCTTTCTTGATTCTAAACCCTTGCGCACCCATCAAATTAAGATAAACTGCTGATTTTAAAGCCAAATATTGCTTGACCGGTTCTTGATTCTGCTGCACTTTATACGCCCAGATAGAGTCGTCAATAGCGTAATTAACTGCTAACTCTGGCCATTCCTTGATTGGTACTCCATCTAGTTCTGAGTATCTTAATCGCCATGCATCTGGGTCAGTTTTAGTTTCGCTGATATCTTCTTGAAAGTAATGTTTAACTAATCCTGCAAGTGTTAGGTCATGTACCTTTTTTTCCCTTTGGATATTGTTTAAAGATTCATTTATTTTGGTACAATAAAAAAGTCCCTCGTCGAGGGCATCAAATACTAAATCTGTTAATTCAGGGTATTGGGTAACAATTACTCCACACTCAAACACTGCATTGTGTGCAACAATCATTTCTTTTTTTATTAAGATTTCATGTAAATATTTCCTAGCTTCTTCTCTATCTAAAAGGCCAGTTTCCTTTCCGTCATACCAGGATAAACAAACAGGTTTGGGGAAAATCGAATTGTTACCTATCAGATGGCTTTCAAAATCGATTGCAATCATATGTTTCTCCAATAAAAATGAGGGTCTCTCCCCTCCGTCAAGCCATCGTCTAGTTCGGCTTTCACTGGTCCCATTTAGGTAGCATCCTTGTCGGGTACAGTACTTCATGCACTTTCGTGCCTTCTCCGCGTCCTTCCTGCATACCCTGGCGGGATGTTTTTAAATTCAGTGGCCCGTAACGTGGGCCAGACGACTGCTGCAGTTTCCACCAGGATTCCCCAGAAGACTGTTGCAGCATCCCCCCGGGATTCCCCAGAAGAATTCTTTAATTCATGTGGGCATCCCACCCACTCGGTATAATCTCTACTAATTAGTACCTATTACGCTAGTACAGCGGACTCTGTTCTCGATATTTAAATCAGTAGTATCTCCGTATAGCCTCTTCTTGTTCGTCTGGCTAGCTACTCCAGCTCTCCCGTACGAGGGAGTAGATACTTGTAACCGTCGAGCCCCCTATGAGTCGGTCGGGGTTCTTTTTAGCCCTTAGTTGCAGCTTCAACAGCCGAACGTAATTGAGCCAATCGAGATTCTCTATCAGTTCCAGTAGAGTTTTCGGACTCGATACTATGTAGAATAACAGCTACCAAGTTAATAGTTCCGCCTTTGGCGCTCTTGGTGTATGGTTGAACTACCATTTGCGCTGTTCCTTTTGAATCTGCAAAGAACATAGGCGCCTCTTCCATTTTTTGTCCTTCTTTATCATAGACAGGTACTTCGAACTTAGTCTCAGCAGAAATTAAAGTTTTACCTCTTGATAACATTTCCTTGATTTCTTTATTGTTTCCTCGGTATGTCTTTTCTGTCACCGGCTTGTTAGAGTTGATTGCTGCGATTTGAGATATAAATTCAGCATCTTTTTCAGAATCTAACGCTAAGCGAATTGTATAAACCTCTGTTCCTTTAGAATTAGTAACTGGTCTGCTAACTGCTAAAAATTGAATTTCGCCTGCTGGTGATGTTAATAAGTTAGTCATTTAGTGTATCCTCCAAGTTTATTAAATGAAATTCTAATATTTGATTTAACCCAATTACATAAACGTAACCGTCTCGCTCGATACATGGAAGACCGAATTCTTCAGCTAGTTGTATCAGTTCATTTAAAGATAACATCTCTGCTACGTCCTGTTTAAGTTAATTCTAATATTATGTCTCACTGTTAGTTTAATCGACCCACTCCTTTTTGTCAAGTAATGTTACTATTTATACTAGTAATAAATAATTTTGTATAATTCCCCCTTGACAGTATTTAAAAATTATGATATACTGATCAGTAGGGGTCCCATATAACTACTACTCATAAGTATACAGAGGGTAAACACATGTTCTACATAGATAAACCTAAGTTTTATGCTGCATATAGAAAACAATTCGGGTCACTTAAAGAATCCACTGTGGCCACTCTAGAAGCCATCATTGACGTATTTAATCAAAACTCTTCTTTAGAGCGAGACACAGAGAAGAAAGCTTACATGCTCGCTACAGTGCGTCATGAATGTGGCCCAGAAATGAAACCCATCACTGAGAATATGAATTATACATCTGCATTGCGGATTGTGCAAGTTTGGCCATCTCGTTTTTCAAAAGCAACTGCCCAAGCATATGTGAGAAATCCAGAAAAGCTGGGCAATTCGGTTTATGCTAACCGGCTAGGTAATGGGAATGCCTCTTCAGGTGACGGGTATCGTTATCGTGGACGAGGTATTGGCGCTCAGTTCACCGGTAAAGTGAATTACGAAAAGTTCAGTAAACTATTCAATGTCGATTTAGTTAACAACCCGGACCTAGCTCTTGACTTAACTCTAGGAGCTAAAATTCTATATAAAGGGTGCACAGAAGGGCTATTCACCGGAGTTAGTTTAAGTAACTATATTAATGCGTCCGGAGTAGACTACAAAAATGCACGCAGAGTGGTTAATGCTGACGTAGCATTGAATGGCAATAGAATCGCTGCAGAAGCTAAAAAATTCGAATTAATTATACAAACAAGTTTAACTTCTATCTCAGGAGTTTCCGTAGACGTAGAAAAGAAACCCGTGTCTTTCTCAGCTGGAGCTATCTGGGAAGGTATAAAAAGTCTGTTAACTGGAGGTAAAGCATGAGTGAAGCATGTCTAATCAGAACATCCCCTCACGTAAGCAAAGACATCGACATATTCATCAGAGGTGCTATCGAGTGCTTTGAAGACTATGACGATTTAGTCAAAGAACTTGGGAAAGTAACTGAGAAAGATTCTGTAGTAGTACATCTTAATTGTCCCGGAGGCGACTGCTCCGTGGGATTCTTTCTTGTTGACCAACTAATGGCATTACCCTGCCCCGTGCACATGGTAGTTGAGTATCCGTCTTACAGCATGGGTGCGATACTCGCAGTATGTGGAGACAAGCTCACAATAGAGCCTGATTCGTTCATCATGTTTCATGATTATTCTGGTGGGTCGAAAGGCAAGGGGGGTGAAACTGAACTGTATATAAATAACTACAGAAAAGTATTTCGTAATAGATTCAATCGTTTATGTAAACCCTTCTTATCTCAATCTGAGATAAACCGTATGTTCAAAGGAGAGGACCTGTACATTCACCACGATGACCCCTCCCTCACCGAGCGTAACGCCCGTCATTTCAAATGATCTGCCATTCTGTACAATAGTACCCCCACGATAGGGGCTACTAGCGTACAGAGTGTTGCTATTATGTAAAGAATAAACATCCCTAGCCAAATTATACCTCCCTCCACGAGTATCGTTCCGACAAACAGTAGAGGTAGAACCATCAACATAATTCCTATAAATTTCATTTGAATATTCTCCTACTTTAATTTTTTAACTAGATGCGCCAGCTTGTGTTCAACCACATCTAGTGCGTTCTTGTGATATGCATCTTCCAGTTCTTTTCTGTACTTAATCAAAGTTGCTTGAAACGCACACCTAACATACTTGTCTTTCACTTCATTTAAGTACGCTTCTATCAGCTCCACTATCTGCTCTAACACCACTATATTACTCATGTTAACACCTCTAAATTGTAGCTCACTCGTATAACTCACTCGTATATCATCATTAAGTAAGTCTGCCTCTTGACACTCCATGTCATACAGCTCATCCTCAGTATACTCTATATCGTACTCGTCTCCGTGCCAACCATCCATCATATTTTCACCTTCTTATTATCTAGTTCTAGGTAAACCTTATTTGTTCTCATAAATATTTCAATTGCTTTTGTCCTGACTTCCTCCTTTTTATGAGAATCCTCTAAGAAACATGCTGTACATTTATCTCCTAATTCATATAAATAATAGTGAGAATCTACTAACGTATCTATGTCCATATGTTTTTTAATCCAGTCCTTCATTTCAATTCCCCCCATTTCTTCATCTTAGTTAGGAATGTCCCTCTAGCCACTCCCAACGCCTTAGCAGTTGCCGTTTGATTCTGTTTATGAATCTTATATGCTTTAACGTATATATCTCGTTCTGCCTTCTCCAGCGCTGCTGAAAAGTCTATGCTCCTACCTATCATATTCAATACTCCTCTAAACATATCTATCCCCTCGGCATTACCCATGGTGTGTTACTTTCGTGTTCTATTAACAACATTTCAAGCTGTCTGATAACACTGCGTACTCCTTGCCCACTATTCATAGCCGTTTCTGCAATTTCTGTAGTGTTGACATCTGTCAACGCAGCATATTTATCTTCGATTAGATTTTCGACTATGTTTACATAATCTGTCAAGCTAAACTCATCCAACTGTACAATAAGAGGTATTCTTCCCAGCATTTCGGGTATGATGCCCGATTTCAGTATATCTTTCTCAGTTAATTGGTTAGTGACTGCCTCCACATTGTTATCTGAGAAGAAACCAATACTCCTTTTAACAACTTTGTTCTCTCTAGCTGAAGAAAACGCTCCTGCAAACACCCAAGATATCCCACTAAATTCATATTTGTCTTCAACTAAAGTCAAAAAACTTGACTGCACATGCTTATTCCAATTCCCAGACGAATCAAAACTAGTCCCAAGTTTATCAAATTCGTCTACAAATATAAACATTTGGTTCAGCACGCCTTCCGTACTAAAATACTTCTTACTTGTAACCAATTCATTAGCTTTGTCGTGAATCATTTTTCTTAATTGCTTCTTGTTAACACCTGTATCATTGCCTGTTGGCATCAATTCAGTGGCATCAAGACACAATAATGGTACATCATGCTGTTCAGTAAAAGTCTTCATTAGATGCGTCTTACCTGTGCCACTAGAGCCTATTAACAAGCAGTTCAGTCTCTCTGGAAAATCTGTACTACCTAACACACACTTCTTGTAATAACGTTCCTGTGAACGTCTAAAAAGCACTTCTAATACCTTCTTTGCTTTGTCGTGACCGTATACATTATTCATGATGTTCTCCGTTTCTTGTCAGCCCTTCTTTTTGGTTCCGCACTGGTTTTATATGTCTAGTACCAGCATTAGCTGCTCTCTCTTTCCAATCTTTGGGACGAGTATAACTCGTTAACCCTGCTTCTAATTCAGTATAAAATTGGTCCCACCATTTTAGATCGTCTTTCATTTTGATATCCTCAAGTAGTATACGTTTTTGTTATTCTTCTGTAAATGTTGTTCAAACTCTGCTGCTAAGTTGTAACTGTCTTTGTAGTTATGTCCGTACAGCGAAATAAATTCTAAGAATGCTTCTTGCCACGTTTTGTAGTACTTCATGATGTTACTCCCAATCACTTAGCGCCTCGTACATTTCTTCTCTGCAATCTTCTCTTGATTCGTACCCTTTTGTTGCACAAGCTACCTCATCTCCGTACTCATCAAGTATATGCCAATACCATAATCCCTCTTGTTCCCACGATTTCGCTCTCATATTCGTCGCTCCGTTATTTGTTCTCTTATTATTAGTATGGTACATCGTTCATTATTTGTACAGTATCTTTACACAATCTTTACAAACTAGTGCCCATTAGGGGTTAGAATCTAAATCAGCTCACTGATAACGTTTATAATAGTTAGATAGTTTTTAACATCATTTTCTGTATACCCCTCCTCCTCTCCAATCTCATGGGCTAGCGCTTTCCATGTATATATACTCGCAGATACACAGCCGATTTTAAGTATCTCGTCGCAGTAGTAAGCAAAATGTTTATTTATTTGAAATGCAAATATGAGCTTTCCTTTTACGCTGCATAAATCAGCTCCCTTCAATTCAGCTTTTGTTAAATTAGCTTCTGTTAAATTAGCTTCTTCTAGGTCAGCTCCTGTCAAATTAGCTCCTGTTAGATTAGCTCCCATTAGATTAGCTGCGCACAAATTAGCTCCCGTTAGGTTAGCTGCGCACAAATTAGCTCCTGTCAAATTAGCATACGTCAAGTCTGCTTTCTCTAGGTTAGCTCGGCTTAAGTCAGCTCCTGATAAGTCAGCTTCTACTAAGTCAACTCCTGCTAAGTTAGCTCTTGCTAGATTGGCTCTCTCCCCTTCGCCACGGCCCTCTAGCCACAACCTATGCTGCTCTAAAATATGTTCTGTGTTCATACTATCACCGCATTAAAGTACAAGTATAGAAACGCCACCGTTGCGCACATAACCAATATTCCACCTAATATTTGCATCTTATATACTCCAGTAATTGTTTCTAATGTAAGCTTCTGCATATATCTTACCATTTATTCTATACATATCTTCAGATACTTGAACTATTGTATACCCATCCTCTAACATCAGCTTGAGTATTTGTCTTAATGTGTACATCTTAATTGTCCTCCGCTATGTCTTTATCGTTCTGTGCCCTAATCACTTCACACACTCTTGTAATACTATATCCAGTCTTGTGTGAAATCTCCGATATCGTGAGCCCCTTACTTCTTAGCTCTAGTATTTCTTCTACCATGATGGCTTTCTCCCCCTAACTGGGTGTTTAAATTCTGAACGTAACGCTATACACTTCAACACCTTCTGTCTAGCTGCTGTATAGTTTATAGCCAGTACTTCTATATCCACTCGCAGACCGTCTATACTATCTGCCCAAAATATATACTTAGTCATGACAATACCCCAAAAAGTTTAACTCTTCATCAAAGCAAGGCATATACTCTCCCTTCAGATACTCATCAAAGCTAGAGTAACCATTGCCTTCGACATACATGTTTCTGATTTCCTCTATCGTGTATATCCTCATGTCGTTCCCCTTAGTTACTGTACAATTACTGTACTGTTACTATTAGTATGGCACTACTATATTTAATGTCAAGTGAAACTAATAAATATTTTTATACTAACAATTAATCAATAGTTTACGTACGTGTATCGTACTAGGTTACTGCCCCTGTATCTAGTTATATGATGGCCTCTACCCTTCTGTCGTGTGTTCCTCACCCCAGCCATACGGTACCATTGTCCCATCAATACTAATGCGTTAGGTCTGGTTATATTAATAATCAGACTTAGCAGTTAACAAGTTAATACAATCAATGACTTAGCTAAGTCACTGGTCAGTGAGTCTGCCCAATGACTGTGTTGTCTCAGTTGATTGGCTGCGTTTCAGCCTAGTTTTGCTTGGGAGGGGGGAGGGGCAACAGGGTGTTGTTCGGTCGGGGCGGCGTAGGGGACCCTTAAATGTGTTATTCAAAAGAAAACTGAGTAATACTTAAGGCAACCTTAAGAGGCTGCTCTTTAGATACACAAGGGAACATTATGGAAATATTTATTGAAAAGTACTTGACAGAATAGGGAAAGGGTGGTATACTAGATAGTAGGGGTCAAGCGAAAAAAATATTTCTAATAAGTACTTGACAAACTACCTAGTATGGTCTACACTCCAAGGGTGAGATTAGATTAACTACCTAGTCTCACGTAGGGGTTGGAACTCAAATCAGAAAAAACTGATTAAAATCAATGGTTAAAGGGGCTGATTTAGATTCTAGCCCCTAGTAGCCACCAGTTAGTAAAGGAATAGACAATGGGTTTTTCTGCAATTCTAGGGCTAATCGGTCCCTTGTTACAACCGATTATCAATAAAGTATTCCCAGACCCTAAAGAGGCAGCGGAAGCAGAAGCAAAAATTCAAGAAGCAGTTCTTAAGGCTCAGATAGAACAAAACAAAGCTGACGCAATAGAGAACGAAGCTAAGAAAGAAATCATCAATACTGAAATGAATCAAGGTACTTGGTTTTCCGATTGGAGAGCTAAGCTTATGACTATGTGTACTTTGATGATAGGGTTTAACTGGATTATATGTCCAGTATTAAATTCAATCCTATACTTCATGGGTACTCAAATAAACCCAATAAACATCCCTTCAGAAGCGTGGGTCCTCTTAAACGTGGGCTTAGGCGGATACATAGGGGAAAAGACTATGGCAACTTACCAACAAGGCAAAGTAGATAAAGCCAAAGCAGAAAATCCAATCAATGAAGATGTGTTAGCAGCAGAACTAAGAAGAACTTTGTTTAAGCAAGGCATGACCCAGGAACAATGGGAGGCTATTAGAAATGCAGCGGATAAGGCGAATGGATAAAGTAATCTTCCAAGGGGACAAAGAAGTAATAGTGCGAGATTGGGCTCTAGCAGAAGATTTATTTATAAAATGGGGATACGATGTCAAACAGGAACGTATCGAGGTTAAAAAATTAGAAGACATTACGCCGGAACTAAGCGTTTGGGGAATACCCTGGAAATGGAATTTTTAGTAGCTGTAAAGGAATACATAATTTGGATATTTGGCGCTATAGCCAGTTACTTTATGTACCAACATCAAAAATCGGAATCCAATCGAAAGCAAGAAGAAGACAGGTTAAACAACCGTCTAGAAAGATTGGAACGCGAAGTCCACAGGCTGGACCGCACTCAAGCGGAAACAGCTATCGAGATTAAGGCAATCAAAGAAGACATAGGATACATCCGTATCGGATTAGATAAGATACTAGAGAGACTATAAATTGGCAGCTCAATCAGAATACAAACCAGAGTATTGTGCAGAAGTCTACAAGATAATGGCAGGAGGGTCATCGGAAACTAAAGCGATAGCTCTTCTAGGTACAGCCCGCTCGACGTTCTACAGGTGGAAGAAAGAACACCCAGAATTCGCGGAAGCTTGTGACAAAGGTAAGGTAGTATTTGATGCGCACCACGAAGACCTCGGAGTCCAAGGAATGATGAAGACTATGGATATCGACTATCAATTCTGGAGGGACTTAGGCAAATATCGTAATGGTTGGACGGATAAGACTGCAACAGGAATTACGAACAACACTCAGATTAATATAGACCAAATGAACGTACTCAATGACCAATCAAACGAAGAGTTGTTAGCATTCATTAGGTCACAGCTAGAACAAAACCCCGAACTTCAATATATTATCGAAGGCGAAATAGTTAGTGAATAGACCTCAACTGCTTAATATTGCACGAGCAATACAAGCATTTACAGAACACAAGAAATACAATCTAATAGATTCAGTGTTCCCATTAGAGGGACCCTTTGCTCGACACCTATACCATAAGCATTTAGCTTTCTTTAAAGCCGGAGCTAATCATAGGTTCAGAATGCTAGGAGGGGGTAACGGCTCAGGTAAATCTTTTACTGTTAGTACAGAGGATACCTACCACATGACAGGAGAATATCCTGATTGGTGGGAAGGACATAGGTTTAAGAAAGCTCCTAAAGGTTGGGTAATCTGTGAATCTGGTGCACTATGGAGAGGTTCCATGCAGGAAGCTCTGCTAGGTAAAGTCGGAGAAGAAACAGGAACGGGGCTTATAAGGAAAGAATTAATAGTAGATACCAAATCGATGCCAGGAGTACCAGGAGCGATAGGTCAAATACTAGTTAAGCATAAAAGTGGCGGAGTAAGTTCGTTAACCGTTAAAACCTTTGATATGGGTCGAGAGAAATTCCAAGCGGAAACTTTAGATTATATCATCTTTGACGAGGAACCGCCAGGCGAAATATACTCAGAGTGTATATCTCGTTTAAGAGGAGTTAAAGGCGTTAAAGACCCTGGTATTGCGTTACTAGCATTTACCCCATTAAAAGGCCTTACAGACGTAGCATTAAGATATTTACCAAACGGCAGATTTCCTCCAGATGGGACCCATCCCGAGCACCCAGATCGCTTTGCGATTCCGGTATCTTGGGACGATGCCCCTCATTTGACAGAAGAAGATAAGAGAACAATGAAGGCGGAAATGTCTGCTAATGAAATTGATGCTCGTACTAAAGGTATCCCAGCATTAGGGTCAGGTCGAGTATACCCAATATCAGAAGAAGATATTACTTGTAAGCCGTTCGAGATTCCAGAATATTTCCCTAGGGCCTACGGACTAGACTTTGGATGGAATAATACAGCAGCATTGTGGATGGCCCAAGACCCAGTAACACAAGTTAAGTATTTGTACGCTGAATATAAGAAAGGGAAAGTACAAGATTCAGAACACGTATTCGCTATCAAGCAACGTGGGGAATGGATGTCCGGAGCGGCTGACCCCTCAGGAGGAGGCCGAAGAGATGACGGTAAAATGCGTATTGATTACTACCGAAGTCTAGGTTTAGATTTACACCCAGGCCATAACGGAATTATAGCAGGTATCGGTCAAGTATATAATGATTTGACATCTGGAATGCTTAAAGTATTTTCTAACCTTCATCAGTTCCTTGACGAATTTAGAATATACAGATACGACTCTAAAGACCCTAACAAGGTAGCTAGAAACCAGGATGACCATTTACTCGATACACTGAGATACTTGTTGAGCATATTCGAAATGATTAGTATGTCCGAGTATGATTTAACAGAACAAGATACTTATGATGAGTATCAAGAACGCAGAGATGTAGACCCACTAACGGGGTATTAATGACCAATATAATATCCAATAAACCGACTTAATGTATAGTATATTACCCATTAAGTGGCTTAGTGTAAATTATATGATACATTATAGGAAAACAACGTGAGCATAGAACAACTTTTAAAATTCGTAGATTCTCCCAACATTGCAGAAGATTTGGACGAAGATTTACTGAAAGAAATCGCGTCCGATGTTACCGTTGGATTTGATGTAGACGAAGAATCTTGTCAATCTTGGATTGATATGAACAAAGAAGCCCTTAAGATGATTAAGGCAGAAGTAAGCAATGAACAAACCAAAAATTACGCTCATTCAAAGGTTGTTTACCCATTATTAGCATCAGCCACGTTGCAGCTTTCCTCCAGGTTAATTCCTCACTTAGTGAGAAACAACAAGGTTGTAGAGTGTGCAGTTCTAGGTCCAGACTTAGACGGAGTAAAAACCCAAAAAGCTAAAATGGTTAGCGACTTCTTTTCATATGACCTTTTAGTAGATTCTGACTCATGGTTATTAGAGTCACACAAATTAATCCAAATGCTTTGTGCATGGGGAACTGCTTATCGTAAACTAACATTTGATGATAACAGAGATAAAGTATTAAGTGAAGTAATTAGTCCAGAAGACGTAATCATTAATACTAATACTAGCTGCATAGAAAAAGCTAGACGAATTACAGTCCGTAACTTTATGACTAAGAATCAAATCACTGAGTATATCAGAGCAGATAGATTCTTAGATATCGAAATGGATAAACTCAATGTAGATATAAGTGATGAGAATGACCCAGGTGATGTAAACCCAGTTTACGAAATCCTAGAACAATTCTGCTATATTGACTTAGATGAAGATGGATACGAAGAACCCTATATCGTTTATTTCCATAGGGATTCAGGAACAGTACTAGGTATATATGCTGGTTACGAAGCAGATGATATTCACGTAAACGCAAAAGGTAAAGTTAAGAAGATTGTACCTCGTCCTTACGTAATTGACTACCACTGCATAGATGACCCAGCAGGTAAATACCATTCAATGGGGCTTAACCATTTACTTTTCCATCAGAACAAAGCAATATCTAGTGTTTTACGCCAATTAATAGATAGTGGAACTTTAGCTAACCAACAAGGCGGTTTCATTACTAAAGCGTTTAAGACTAAGAAGAGAGACGTTAATTTAGAACTTGGGAAGTTCGTCCAGTTAGAGATTCCTCCATCTGTCCGTATCCAAGACCAGATAATGCCTCTTCCCTTTAAAGAACCCTCACAAGTGCTCTTCTCCCTTTTGGGCCTGCTAATAGAAGCAGGTAAAGAGACAGGGTTCGTTACACAAGCCCTTATGGGCGATTCTGAAGGCCAGAACGTTCCGGCAACTACAATGCTAGCTATTATCGAGCAAGGAACAAGAGCGTTCAAACCGATGGTTCAGAAGCTGTATAGTTCGCTTAAGAAAGAATTCAAGATGATGTTTCATATGTATGGGAAGTTTTCCACACAAGAAAGATTCATCAGATATAGCGACACAAACATACAGGTAAGCCAAGACATTTTCAACGAAGAAGAGTTAGACATTATCCCAGTAGCAGACCCTACTCAAAGTAGTGAAGCTCACAGGTTTATCAAGTTACAAGCTTTACAGCAATTAATGCAAACTCCGTTGGCGAATGTATTAAACCCTCAAGCGATGGCAATGCGTATATTTGGAGATTTACAAATCGAAAGACCGGAAGAGCTAATAGCTCAGCCGCAACCCCCTCAACCTGACCCCAAAATGGAAGAACTTAAAATGAAGCAAGAGGTTAACATGGCCAAGCTTCAACTAGAAGCCCAAAAAGGGGAAAGAGAAGAGATTTCTATCGAAATAGAAATGATGAAAACTAAACTTAAGGAGATGGAAGCACAAATAAGAGCAAACGAATCTGATGAACGGCAAAAAATGATGATAGCAAAGTCGCACAAGGACCAACAAGAAGCAAACGTTAAAGAAAGAATGGCCAATGTGGCCGAAGACAAAATAGAGGTAGAACGTGAACGATTGGAGCTTATGGCTAGGCAGCAGAGAAACGAGGCACGCGCTGAAACTTCTCAATGAAGAACTAAATGATATAAAAGGGTCGGTGATAAACGGAAGTTTGTTACTACACGACTCAGCGGATAAGATAGCAGTAGATTACGCCCATAAAGTTGGGGCAGTAGAAGGGTTCGAAAGAGCCATTCAAATGATAAAAGATATTAAAGAGTTAACCAAAGACGAGGAAGAATATGAAAGAGTTTGAGATTCTAAGCTGTGAACCAATCAATGGAACCCTAGTGGTGAAAATTGATTCAGACATGGTCAAAGAGGATTTAGGACTATCGAAAGATAGTAAGTTAATTCTTACAGAAATGCAAGAAAAGACTTTTGCAGGAGCATCTAGCAGAGCAAAAATAGTAAGCATGGCTAGAGACGCTTTTGGGGCTAAATATCAAGAGAGATACGGAGTAGAAATAGACCCACCTAAAGTAGGGGATTTCGTTTATTTTACAGCATATAAGCCGTCTAAATTAGACCAAGATGGCGAGTACTTTAAAATAAAAGATGATAGTGTTGACTTAATAGTAAGGAGCAAATAATGGAAGAGGGACATGTTTTCGAGGAAGACAGTAGAGAAGACCTCATTACTGCCGAAGAGGCAATAGAAGAAGTATCCAACGAGGAACCGGAAGAGTTAGAAGAAGAGTCTGGTGATGCAGAGGTAGTCGAACGAGCGAAAAAATACGGCCACATTTCTAAAGAGGAATGGATTGCCCAGGGCCGTGACCCTAAACAATGGAAGTCGCCCGAATCCTTCGACAAAACTGGGAAGATTTTAGAACAACTTTACGCGATGAAGAAGAAGGTAGACCAACGCGATAGAGAAATCCAAGCATTAGTAGAATACCAGCAACGAACAGCTCAAAGGGAATACGAAAAAGCCAAGGAAGACATACGCAGTCGATTGGTGTCATCAAAAGATGATATGGATATGGAAGGGGTAGCTCACTATACTAAAGAGTTAGCAAGACTCGAGCATATGGAGCAATCCAACCAAGCAGCTTACGCACAACAAAGTCAACAAGCAGCACTAGAGAACTTTATAGCACGAAATCAACATTGGTACAACGACCGAAATTTAGACCTCGTTGAACGAGCAGTTGAAATAGACAATGAAATCAGAGCAGATATAAATGCGGGAAGAGTTAGAGTAAATTCCCTCGATGACGTAGCAGTCATGATAGAAAAAAGATTAGGGTATGAGTACCCAGATAGAGTACTTGGAACTAAGCGAGGACAGATACCTCCTAGTTTATCCCCAAGTCAATCATCAGTTAATAAGTCAGCAGTCAACAAAAGTAGCGCAAACAAGGCGTTTAAGAGTTTATCTCAGGAACACAGAGATACCTATAACGTGTATAAAAGAATGAATCCAAGTATAACTGAAGCAGAATTTATTAATCGATTAAAACAAGATGGGGAATTATAATGAGTACTAAAGATAAATTCAGAAAACAATTTCGACCTGAATTAGACGTAAATGATATTTTACAATGGGTAGACCAAGACCCAGCATATCATTACAAAAATGTAATAATGGACTACAAAACAGAGGGTGCCAAGCGAATTGAACGCTATATAGATGCCGGATGGGAACCTATTGAAACAACAGGTGTACTGAAGGACGACAGAGTGTTTACAGCCAACTCGAAAGAGAGCAAGCTCAGACCTGATTTTTGTATTTCCACGACTAGTTGTGGGCACAAGCAGATTCTTATGAGGATTCTGAAAACCCAATTTGATGAAAACCAGTTGAAGAAAAAGCAAGCCAGAGAAAATCTAAGCCTGCAAAATTCACGAAAAAATGGTGAGACTATCACTAGAAAGGGAAATGAAATTATTACTCGTGGTTCAGAAGTTTCATTCGATTAAACAAAAGGACATAAACAATGGCAAACGTAGACGCAGCTTACGGGCTCGCATTACATGAAGATAACAGTCAATCAAACTGTATTTTATGTGTCATCCCTAGTGGTAACGCTACAGCTACTTTCGTAGGTGATGCGGTTAAACTAGCGGATTTAGATTCAGTTAAAATTAACGGAGGCCCATACGCTCCTGCAGTAATCCAAGCAGCAGCTACCGACCCGATTTTCGGTGTCATAATGGGATTCCAACAACACACAGTAGCATCCGGTATGGACTTGGGCAGAAGACACCGTCCAGCTTCAACTGCAATGTACTGTATGGTTAAACCAGCACATCCTCTAGATGTATACCGTATGCAAGCAGACGATGACACAGAAACGTTGTCTGTAGCCTCAATTGGAACCAACGCGGACCTCATAGTGGGCTCTGGAAGCACTATCACAGGCCTATCTGCTATGGAAGTAGATTCCAGTACCGCAGCAGCTACAGCAGGGTTACAGCTAAGAATCATTGGATTTGTAGACAAGCCTAGCAACGAAGTAGGCGTAGCAAACCAAGACGTTCTAGTATGTATTAACCAAAACCAAGCGTTCAATGACGCAGGCGTAGCAGGAGTAGCAGAATAATGGCTAATTCAGGAAGATTTACAACTGGTAGTATACCTCGTGCCCTTCAGTATGGCGTAGATGACCAAGTAACGCATTTAAACAAGATATACGGCATGGTTGGTGATAAATTGTTCACCAAGAAATCCAGCAATGAGAAGGGTTTCTATGAAGCCATCACTCTGGCCGGAATGGGTGAAGCATCACGTAAAGGTGAAGGTTCTGCCATCTCCTACGATTCTCTCGACCAAGAGTCCAATACTCGATGGGCAATTCACACATTTGTGAAAGCTGCTCGTATGACTATGGAATCTATCGACGATAACGTAATCGAAGAAGTATTGCCACGTATCTCTAAAGAAATTGCTAAATCCTTGGTTTATACCAAAGAAGTTAAACGTGCAGAAATCTTTAACAACGCAATCACTTCAGGTGAAACCGGTCCAGACGGCAAAGTGCTTATCGCTACTGACCATCCGTTACAAGCAGGTGGAACCAGTGCAAACCGTGCAGCTACTGACGCAGACTTTTCCGAAGATGCTTTGGAACAAATGATTATTCTTATCGATGGGTTCTTAAATCCAGATGGTTTGAAATCAATGTACAACGCAAACTACCTCGTAGTCCCTTCTCAACTGCAATTCGAAGCTTGCCGAGTATTGGATTCTAAGCTTAGAACAGGCACTGCGGATAATGACTTGAACGCAATTAACAAAAGCGGAGTAGTTAAAGATTACGTAGTATGGAAACACTTGTCTGATTCAGACAGCTGGTTCGTTACTACTGATGCTGAAGACTCTCTCGTAGAAGTTAACCGCAAAGGTCTACAACGACAAGAACATACCGACCCCTATACTTTCGATTTAATCGTTAGTATTTACGAACGGTATCGTATGTTGTTCAACGACTGGAGAGGTATTGCCGGTTCATTCGGAGCGTAACAAACAATTAAATTTGAACTACCTGGTTAATCTAGGTAGTTCACCCCACAGGGGTTAATTAGGAGATAAAAATGGGAAAATCAAGCTATCCAAACGGCTTTGCCGAGGGAATAGTAATTAGAGGGATGCCTTTACAAGTTGCACACCCTGGAGAAATATTCTTTGTGAATAACTCTAGTGTGCTAGCCAAAGGCGGAGTTGCAGGTTCTAACGGAAACGACGGTACATACAAACGTCCGTTCGCTTCAATCGACTATGCAGTAGGTAGATGTACTGCATCTAGAGGGGACATCATCTTCGTAATGCCCGGCCATGTAGAAACGGTTACAGCAGCCGCAGGATTAGACTTAGATGTAGCGGGAATAGCAGTTGTAGGGTTAGGACACGGTTCACTAAGAGCCCGAGTCAATTTCACTACTGCGACAACTGCGGATATGGACGTAGACGCAGCTAACGTATCACTAGTTAACATGTTGTTTACAGGCGGAGTAGATGCGTTAGTAGCTCCAATCGATATCAATGCAGCTGACTGCACTATGTTGAATTGTGAATACCGAGACGTAACTGGACAAGCAACCGATGTTATCTTAGCAGACGCTAACGCAGACAGACTGTATATTGAAAATTATTTTCATAACGGTGCCGCAGCAGCTGGAGCCAACAGCGCTATCGCTTTAGTAGGTTTAGATAATCCAGTAATTAAAAACTTCAGGATTGTAGGTAACTTTGCAGTAAGTGCAATTGATTGCCGAACCACAGCGGTTGTTGACCTGAACATATCAGATGGTTACATCTGGACTAAGAACGCAGCTGATCTGTGTATCAAAGACACGGTAACAGGTTCTACAGGTAAAATAGGTCCTGATCTTAATTTCATGCTTACCGACAACGCAGCAAACATCACAGAGGCTGTAACAGGAGCAACTTTCCACCTGTTTGACCCAATTTATGTTTGTAATTTAGCTGGCGAAAAAGCCATGTTAATTAACACTACTGCATCTACAGACGCATAGTATTGAAGGCCTCTTAGGAGGCCATCTTTTCGGAGATTAAATAGTGGCAAATACAGTAACACAGCGAACTATCTTAGGTTCAGCAAAAGACAAGACGATTGTACGTCATATTCATATAGTATCAGACGGGACAGAAGAATCAGACCTATTGGTTTATGACAATTCGGCATTTGTCGCAGATACCTCCAAAGGTCGTTTAACAGAAGTGTGGGTATCAGGCTCAGACTGCAACGTGCGATTAGAATGGGACCAAAACACTGACTCACCAGCAATAGTGTTAAATCCTGCTAATGGAGGGCATTTTTGTTTTGAATCGTTCGGAGGAATAGGCAACCCTAACGGAACTGGGGCTACAGGGGACTTATTATTGACTACGACAGCTCTAGATGCAGGAGACGAAGTTAGCGTCATAATTAAAATATGCCAGAATTGAAAAAATACCTGAGTTAAGACTTGACAAAATATAATAAATAGTCTATGATAAAGGTGTAACTGGTCTGAAACGTCCAGTGAACTCCGGGTATGCCTATGACTAGGTTCAATCTAGTTAAGCACAAATCAATACCGGCGGGCTAATCATCTAAGCCCGGAGGAGAGGAAAGCGCGCCTCAGGTGAAACTAGCTACGTAGTGTAGCAAAACTGTTAGGTAACTAACGCGCCAGTGAGCACGGCGATAAGAAATGCTCCGGGGTTCCTCGAACGACACAGGGGAAAGACAATAGGAATTGTCTAGAGTGCGACTAAATCACTTCTAAAACTAGTCCTGAGCTCCCTCCTAGGGAGCAATTCTTATAGGGGAACTACGCTAAAACTCTCTAGAAAATGTGTACTGTTTCCCCTCCACTTCATATGGACAGCTAACATGGCGGATAGATTTAGCCCAGGAAGGATAGGGGACTGGGTAGTATTTTGTGACATATGTGGACAGAAATGCTACGCTTCAGAAGCCTCTAAGCTCTCGACTTATACGGGACGCGGAGGCTTAATTGTTTGTCCAAAAGACGCAGATAAGGTCGACTCAGGTTTAATCCCATACAAAGTAACAGTTGAAAAAAATATTCCGTGGACCAGAATAAATCACACAAACGTTGAAAATTCAGCTCCGATATATGACCTAGAAGCTCAGACAGTAGAACAAATAAGCAGTTATCTATATATCAGTACGTCTCAAAGCGACGAACAGATAATCACATTGAGCCAAGACGAAGACGTCTATATATCCGTCTCTTAAAAGGAAAAAGCATGGCCGTAGACCCAGTTAAATATAATCAATTAGCCAGTGTAGGAACATTAGAAGCAGGTGACACAGTTTTAGGGGAAAAAGTCAGTGGAACTACAGGTAGACTAACAGTAGGAACACTGTCGATTACTGACGGGGACAAAGGAGACATCACAGTTTCCTCTTCTGGGGATATCTGGAGAATAGATACTCCGTCCAGCGTCACTGTGGCAACAAACGATAAAGTTCTCATAAAAGATACCAGTGATAGCGACGCATTAAAATACGTCACAGCGCAAAGCGTTGCAGATTTAGCAGCATACTCCGACGAACAAGCACAAGACGCCGTAGGCGGCATGGTAGATACTACACTAGTATATACCGATAGCACTCCTTTGTTATCTAGAGCAGCTTTGACAGGAGATGTGACAGCCAGTGCAGGCAGCAACGCCACCACGTTAACAACTCCCTCCAGCGCAACGGTCGCAACTGATGACAAGGTTCTCATCAAGGATACTTCCAACAGCGATGCATACAGATATGTAACGGCTCAAAGCATAGGAAATTTAGGAGCAGTACGATTTATATCTTCTCAAACCGCAAGCGCCAGCGCCACGCTAGATTTTACTGCAATAGGAAACTATAGTAAAGTAATTTTTATATTAAATGACATAATACCTGCCACAGATAATACGCGCCTAGAGATTTTAACGTCCGCCGATAATACTAACTGGGATACAGGCGTAAGTGACTATGAATGGATTTTCGGTGGATTAAACTCGGCAGCAGTAGACGTTCAAACCGGAGATAACGCAGACGATTCTATTAATTTGGCTACCGGAGTAGGCAATGCAGCAGGAGAGGCACTAAGTGGTGAATTGACTCTGTATAACCCATCCGGCACCGGTCACACAAACTTCACAGGTAACTTTAGTGTCATCAATGCCGCAGGAGCACTTGTGTTTCAACATCTTGCAGCTCGAAGAGTGTCCGCAGCGGCTGTTACAGGAGTAAGATTCCGATTTGTAACAGGTAATATTACCAGTGGTTCTATTTATATGTATGGAGTGAGCAAAACGTAATGGCTACCAGTAACAGTTTTAACTTTGCCTTAGACCGCGATACAATTATAAAACGCGCTATGCACATGGCAAACATAGTCAATTTAAACCAGGCCTCTAGAGGGGACGACCACGCATTCGCGGTAGATATCTTTCAGAGCATGATTAAACTGTGGCAAGCGGAAGGGATTCAATTATGGAACCGCAGGCAGGCTATTCTATTTACGGCCTACCAAGATGAGCAATACTCAATCTCTGCCAGTGGAGACCACTGTGCTAATACATTTGTCGATACAACGATTTCAACAGCAGAAGCAAGTGGACAAACTGTCTTATCTCTTACTAGTACTACTGGTATGACAGCAGCCGATAATATCGGCATAGAACTAGATGGTGGCACCAGACAATGGACCACAATCGTAAGCGTAGATAGTACTACTCAGGTTACAATAACAGCAGCATTAACCGGTGCAGCCGCCGCGGGCAACACGGTAATAGCTTACACAAATAAAATCAGCGATAGACCTTTACGTATCTTAGATATGAGAAGAGTCCAATTAGATGAACAAAAGATATCCACCCATGTAGAACAAATAGGTTACGCAGAGTATTTTAACATACCTCTTAAAACTACTGATGGTGCACCATGTAACTTCTATTACGACAAGCTATTAGGAGCAGGAAAGCTATATGTCTTCCCACGTCCAGATGATGTGAACATACTAATAGAGTTTACATATCATGAAGCAATCGAAGATGTAGACAACGGAACAGATAGCGTAGACTTTCCTACAGAATGGACGCTTCCCTTAATTTATGGGCTAGCTGCAGAGCTAATGGTAGCATACGGTAAATTCCAAGAACTACCTATTATCCAAGCGAAAGCAGACGAATACAAAACAATAGCAAGGGACTTCGATTCAGACGAAGACCCTTTATTTTTATTACCATCTGGGTACCACTAAATATGATAATTGATTTACTTGGCGGTACATACGAACAGAAGTTTAAAGATTGGAACTCCCAACGTACAATTAATTGGTACCCTAAAGTATCTAAAGACGAGGAGAGGGATAAAACCAAAATAGCTTTAGTCCCAAGACCAGGCTTAACAGAACATGCAGAAGCCACTGGAAGCTGTGTGAGAGGGATATTTACTGCTAGAACATTAACAGAAGAAAGATGTTTCGCGGTGGTGGATACTACTTTATACGAAGTGTTTTATGACGGCACAATGACTTCTAGAGGTACTCTAACAGGTATTACTTCCGGCACTAAATCTAAAGTGTACATGGAAATCAATAATAACAGTGAACTAATGATTCAAGACCCTCAAGCAGGGTACATATTTGATTTAGGAACAAACGTATTAACAAGAATTACTGACACAGATTACCCAGGCGGTGGAACATTAGCATACGCAGACGGTTATTTCATCATATCAGATAATAATGGCCGAGTCACATTTTCTGAGTTAGGCGAAGGACTAACCTGGGATGGGCTTAATTTCTTTACTCCTTCTTTTAAGTCTGACAAAGTGAAAGCAGTAGCAACATTCAGAGAAGAGATATATTGCTTTGGTTCAGACACTATTGAGGTTTACATAAATGATGGAGAAACCCCATTTATTCGTCAAGCCAGAACATCAATTTATTATGGATTAACCGCAAGAGACAGTATAGCCTCTTGGCACGGAGGAGTATTCTTCCTAGGTAGGAGTACAAATGGGGGCTCAGAAATTTACATGATGGGCACTAACTATGCTCTCAACCCCATATCTACTCCCGCAATATGTAGCAAGATTAACGAACAGACAAATGAGGATGCTGAGGGTTATGTATTTATCTCCAAGGATGGACACATATTTTATAACCTTCACTTTCCCTCATTAAATACTACTCTAGTTTACGACATGTCAACAGGGCTATGGCACGAGAGACAGTCCCAAAAACCAGCCTTAGACGTAGATGGAAGCAAAAAACAAAGTGTCTACAGAGGAAAATGCGCAGCTCAGTTTAAAGGCATGAACCTTTTAGGGGACTGGTACTCTGGTAAGATATTCAAAGAAGACTCTTCAGTAACCACCGACGATGGGCTGATAAGGGAATGCCGCAGAATATCTCCAATCCTTAATCAAGAACTAAAAAACATATCTGTCTACGAACTAGAGATAGATGTCAATTCAGGATTCGGAAAGACTACCGGACAAGGCAGAGACCCAATCATGATGTTAAGATACTCCTTGAACGGAGGCAACACATTTGAAACAGAAGAGTTTCTAAAGTTAGGGCCGTTAGGGGAATACGATTTCAAAGTCCAAAAATCAAAATTAGGCACTAGTAGAAACTGGGTAATCGAGTTTAGAGTTTCAGACCCAGTGGACATAATAATTATGCAATCCAGCGTTAGGGCTCAAGCCGGTAGCTGGTAGGAATAGAATAAATTGGTCAACACTGTAAAAAAGATACCCTCCGTAGGTTTACCACTCACTAATGAACAAGGAGTCATTCATCCTGTTTGGTATGAATTCTTACGCGCCTTTATTTCCAGCGTTGGGGATTTAGATAGTGGTACAGGCGCAGATAACACCGTTATAGCTGGAGCAGGTATTGAAGGCACTGGGGTAGTAAGCACAGTTAACGTAGGTGAGGGCGCAGGGATAGTAGTTAACGCTAATGACGTAGCGGTTGACATTACTGGACAGATTAACGCTCAAGCAGCCTTAGAAGACGAAATTTTAATAGCGGACGCATCCGACCTATCCAGAATCAGAAAGACAAGTTTAAGAGACGTAGCAGCGCTTTCTGTAGCAAGCCCTGGGGGGAGCAACACTCAAATCCAATACAACAGTAATGGAGAGTTTGGAGGGGATTCTGGGTTCACTACAGACGGTGCGGGCAGTGTAGATATAGTCGGGGACCTAACAGTTGATAATATCTCCTTCAACGGTAGTACAGTGGCCTCTGACAGTACAGTGGCCTCTGACTCGTCATCTAACCCACTAGTATTCACAGTACCTGCAGGCGGCCTAGACCAGTTTTCATTTACTCAATCAGGGGCGGGGAGCTCGGCGTTTTCGGCGGAGTTTGTAGGCTTGAGGTCATCCGCGGAAATACGCGTAATGAGTGACGAGAACGGCGCGAGCGCATTAGCCAATGCCGCAGTATCTTATGGCACTGACGGTGCAGTAGCTTGGTCCATGGGACTAGCTAATTTTGATAGTAACAATTTTATTTTTGCTACAACAAACGGATTAAACGTCAACCAGGTTTACAAAATTGCAACCTCAGGGAGAGCATTTACCCACTTGACGGATGTTAATATCGATACATATCTACATAGAAAAGTTATAACCGGCATCACTGCCAGTACTACACAGACGCAAGGACAGGGGGCTTTAACTGCGGAGATAAATGAAGTAAGCACTGTAGCTAACACTAATGACACCGTTACTTTGATGGCTGCTTCTGCGGGTAAAAATATTTGGATTATAAATAACGGAGCCAACACCCTCCAAGTATTCCCCGCAAGTGGGGACAGCGTAGGGTTAGGAGTAAACTCCCCTACGACAATTGGTGCGGGAGAAGTTCAATTATATTTAGCCTATGACAGTACAAATTGGAAACAACAAATACTGCTAGGAACAACGTTAACAGAATTAGCCCAAGACGCCGTAGGTGCGATGGTCGATTCTTCATTAAAGTATGTTGATGGAACACCCCTATTACAACGTGCAGCGTTAACAGGTGACGTAACGGCATCCGCAGGGTCAAATGCTACGACAATTGCAAACGACGCCGTTACATACGCTAAAATGCAGAATGTAAGCGCTACAGATAAATTGCTAGGGCGGAGTACTGCAGGCAGTGGAGACGTAGAAGAAATTACATGTACTAGCTTTGCTCGCAGCGTATTAGACGATGCTGATGCAGCTACAGCTAGGACTACATTAGAGGTAGCGATAGGAACAAACGTACAGGCGTACGATGCAGAGTTAGCAGCAATTGCAGGATTAACCAGTGCGGCAGATAAGTTACCATATTTTACAGGCTCTGGAACTGCGGCACTAGCCGATTTATCTTCTGCAATGCGTACATTCATGACCACCTCTTCGAGTGCTAATTTAGCTTCTTTATTGACAGATGAGACAGGCACTGGAGCTAACGTACACGCGACTAGCCCAACATTAGTTACCCCAGTACTCGGTGTGGCTACCGCCACTAGTATTAATTTCGGCCAGGACGCACTAAACTATTATGACGAAGGCACATTCACTCCCGTTGTGACATTCGCGACCCCTGGGGACCTTAGTGTAAGTTAC